AGCGGTCACATCGGTCAGGGTAATGGTCGCAGCGGCAGTGGTGGCCGGAGCGCCCAGCAGGGCCATCAAGAATTGCTGATAGGTGCCGGGCGACAGTTCGCCGGTCATGTCGCCTTTGACCATCTTGGTGCCCTTGCGGTTATCCCGAAGCTGACGGTCAAAGTTGATTTCTTGGGATTTAAAGAACTGCGCCTCGGTGCCCAAAGTGGATTGCTGGCGGCGCAGATATTGCCCGCCCGTGGTCGGCGATGGCAGCACCCCGAACGAGGTTTCCTGAAGGAACGCGATCTTCTTAAAAATGCCGGTTGATGCAACCATGACAAAAGCCCCCTGTGTGGTGCCGACGCTGTGCGCCGTCCATTGGATGGTTTGGAAAAGGAAGGTGATTATTGGGCTTTCGCCCAAGCCCAATTGGAGGCGCGGCCTCCAAACCTCATTTTTTAATAAATCATGGGTTCAGGGACGAGTCCCTGAGCGGGCATGGGCGGCAGCCCATATATTATCCCGCCTGCGGCGGCACGACCGGAGCAGCCTCCGGTGCCGGGACCACAACCGGTTCCGGGGTAATGCGCCCGGTGGCGATCAGTTCGGCCAGTTTCTGCTCGCGTCCGTCTTCCGGCCAGCAGGCCAGATCGTCTTCGATCAGCAGGCGCGTGTGGGGGTAATCCCGTTCAAACGCGGTGAACGGGGTGTTGATCCTGAAGCTGCGCATGGGCTTATCCTTGATAAAGGTAATAATATGGCACCGAGAACGACACGCCGTAATAGAGGCCGTCATCGGATTGAGCGCCGCTATCGGGCGGCGACGGGGCCAGTGTTTGCAGGCCGGTTATGGGAGCAATGCCCCGGAACAGGGTGGCGAGGCTGTCGGCCAAGCCCAGAGCCATATCAATGCCGGTGTTTTCCGGGACGAAGATATGGAAGCGGATAAAACCGTCATCGCGTAAGGCATGGGTTCCCGGCCCGGCTCCAATGGCGATGATCTCGCTGCGAAGGGTGGTGAAGTCGGCCAGAACAAAGGGGGCGGGATTGCCATTGGCATCGGTGGGTTTGGCGATGGTTTCGTTGGGCCAGAAGATGGGGCAATCGGTAAAGGCCAGGGATTGGGCTTTGACGGCATTGACCACGGCAAGGCTCATCCGCGCACCTGTAGCTCAAACCGGACGATATGGCCCCGAATGCGGCTGACATCGGCGACGGCTTGGACCTGATAGACGTGGCCGCCAATGGTCAGCCGGTCGCTTTTGACCGGAATGCGCGGGTCCAGTGCGCCCGGTTGGGCTGCAACCCCGCCGGGCCATTGGGCCGCATTGATCTGGGTGGGGGACAAGATGACCTGCATGTCGCCTTGCTGAATGGGGCTGCCGGGATAGAGAGCCTGCGGCTTATAGCCATAGGTCTTGACGCGCACTTTGACCGACACCGGCACTTGGGTGGCGCTGGTGCCGATGTTGCGGGTGAGAATGGCATCTTCGCCGGACGCTGCCAGTGCCCGGTCTAAAGCCGCAATCGCTTGGGTTGGAGTCATCGTGCCGTCAGCCTTACCACCAATTGGGTGGAGCCGCCATATGTCCCGGTGGAGATGGTTTTTAAGCGCCAGATGGGGCCAAGCATGCCATCCACCGCACTGTCGGCATCCAAGGCCCCATCGGTCGGGGTGATGGGGGCAATGTGCGGGGTCAGACCGGAGACATTGAAGGTTTTGATGGCCGAGGCCGTGCTGAAGGCGGCATGGGCCACATCGCGGTAATTGGCCCCACCGTCAAAGGACACTTGCAGATAGCCGTCGCAGCTTGCCCCACCTTGCCCGTACAGGAACTGGAACTCGATGGTGGCAGCCAGCATGCCATCCAGATCGGTGATGGCGGTCGTCACCTGAGTGGCCGCATTGGTGACCGAGGCGGCAAAGCTATAGGTTCCGGCATTGTCCATATGCGGTCCTTCCTTATAAACTGCCGCCCAACAGCGGCACCCGGTAATTGTTGAGAATGTCGGTCACATCGGGCGACAGATTGCCGTCCGGGGTGGTGGTGATGTAACGGGTGGTTCCCACGCCCACCACCGATTCTTCTTGCACGAACGGATCGCGCTGGCGTTCGGCATAGCGTGACCAGACCATGCGGCCCACCGCATCCTCAATATCGAACGGCAAGGTGCGGTCGGCCTCATTGGTATCGGTGGGCAAGACGTATCCGGCCTGATAGACCACATTGATCTGGACCATCGGCCAAGTGCGGGGATTGCCATTGCCGTCCAAACGGCAGATCAAGCCTTTGCCCAGATCGGTTTCAAAGTCGGTGCCTTCGGTCAGATCGGCGGCGGCGTTGAGCGGGTTTTCAGTGACGGACAGGATGCTCACCAGCGGCCACATGCGTACCGCAATGGGGCTGGCCTCGCCATTGGCAATCCGGCCCAAGGCTTCACCGCGTTCCAGACGGATCACATCCAGATAGGTGGCAATCCCGAACACCCGATTGCAGTAATTGGCCGCCGCCATGCTGCACCGGGTAATGGTGCGGCGGATAAAGGCATCATCCGCATTTCCTTTTACGCCCCAATCGTCTTTCCAAATGGCCAGAGTGGTTAAATCCAGACCAGCCGGGGGCGTCACCACGCTGGTGATGGCATAGGTGGGGATCAGGCTCATGGTCAGATATTCGGGCGTGCAATCAGGGTGATGATTACTTGCGTGGCCTGTACCACCGGCGAAGCGGCAGCACCCGTGCGCACCTTCAGCGCATTGACCCCACGCCACAAGGTCGGGTCCACCGCCAGATAAAGCGAATTGCCCATGGGGTAGCTGATATATCCCCCAATGGCCATGGCCAGTTCACACCATGTCAGACCGCCATCGACGCTGACTTGGAACGACAGATTGCCCGTATTCAGGGCGGCGGGCAGCACAATGCCGCACAGCGTACAGGCCCCCAGATCCACTTCGCCACTGAGCGAAGCCCCGGCGGCAATGGTGGCGGCAAACTTCTGGATATTGATGGACTGTGCCATGTGGGATCTCCGCCTTAAGCCGGTTCCGCCACTTGGGCGGCATCAATCCATCCTTCGGCAATCAGAATGGAATTGCCCTCCACCGAGGAAATCCGCACGCCCAAGATGATGACCACCCGGCCATCGGCCAAGGTGACGCGGTCCCCCACATTGGCCGCAGCCAGATCGAATGCAACAGGTGTCGTCATGCTGGTTCCCCTTAAGCCCGGTTCTGCCAAATGGCCACGTAATCCAGATTGACCGTTCCCACCGAGGTGCCGGACGCTTTATAGACCGAGGCATAAGGCTGGACCTGGGCATTGGCTCCGGTGGCGGCAAACGGGAAGGTGGTCGTGGTTGCCACAGGGCTGCCATCAATGAAAAACTTGACGCTGGTGACGTCCGAAGCGTCGATCCGCAGCACATGCCATTCGGTATTGGTGCCGATGGTCACGCCCGACGACACCGACAATTGGGTGGTGCCGTCTTGGGTCTCACACAACAAGGTGCCATTGCCGTTGACCGCAAAGCGCAGATACTGGGTGATGTTGTTCTGACCGTCCGCCCAAGCGGCGGCAATTCCGAACACCGCCTTGGTGCCGGGGGTGGGGATGGTTCCCAACTGGATGCGGGTTTCGTAGACCAGACCGATATTGACCGTGTAGGCCCGCTGGTCAAAGCAGTACAGCACCGCATCCTGTTTTTCGTTGGTGGCATCGGTGGCCAAGGCCACTTGCCCGGTCTGGCCATTGGCGACCGCGCCCACCGTCACATTGCCTGCCGATTTGACGATCTTGGCGCACCAGTTGGAACCGGACGAAACTGTGGTGGGAATGGCAGTGTGACCAGCCCCCAGAAAATCGTCGTAGAAGAACACCGGGGCCGAGGCATTGACCACCTCGCCGGTCTGGGGATCGTAAACAACCGGCATCCCACCGTCATAACGACCTTTATAGCGAACATTCGGCATCGTCATTCCCCTCGCTTAATCCAGCCCCAGACCGGAAACGCCCAGATAGGAGCCATAGACATACAACTCGGCGCTGGTGATGTTGGCGGGGTTGGATGCCCCGGTGGCGACGGTGATGGTGTTGTAGGCGTTGTTCACATCCAAAGCATCGGCGGGGTCCAGCTCGAAGATCACCAGTTTTTCCGCCAAAGTGGCCCCGGTGGTATAGGTCACCCCATCGGCCTGCTGGACCATGTTGCCGCTGCCCAGTGCCACGTTTTCATTGGTATAAATCTTGGCGGTGGCGATGGCTTTGGATCCGGTGCCGCTGGTATCCTTGGCCTGCAAGACCCCCACCGTAATGGTGGCCGCATTGCCTTGGGCAAAGTGGCACACCACAAAGATGCGGGATGCGCCGTAAACGGTGCGATATGTTCCCGAGCGGCCCGTGGGGTCGATGGCAGGGATCAACAAGCCGTCCGGCGACAGGATGTTGGTCAAGCTGAACTGTTTCATGACGATGCGTTCCTTAAAACAAAGGGAAAATCTTACCGTTGGGCCAAGACCACGAAGGCCGACAGGTTCTGGCTGCCCTTGAACGGGGTCAGCGGCTTCGACCAGAACGGCTTGCCGTCCACCCGGTAGGTGAAGCGGAAGGTCATTTCGTCGTACAGGAACCGGACGTGCATGGAGGACGCCGCCTGAATACCGCTTTTGTCGGCCAAGGCGTATTGCGTCAGATCGGTCAGAATGATGTCGCCGGGGGTGCCGGGGGCCGAGCAATATTCCACTTCGACCACAGGAATGCCGTACAAGGTGGCATAGGGTTTACCGCTCATGGTCCCGGCGGGCAGGAACACCGGAGCGCCGCCGGTGCCGACCACTTGGCTTAATTGCAGCAATTGCGGCCACAAAAGCTGATTGATCAGCCACACCGCGTTCTCCCGGCTGCGGCTCCACAGCACCGAATACATGGCATCGATGTTTTCTTTGACCAGGCTGCCGGAGGCTTGCCCATTCTGCTTGGCCACCACCACCGTGGCCGGGGCTTTCAAAATCCCCAGCGGCTTGCCCACGCCATCGCCTTCGATGATCGCGTCTTCCACCATGAAGATCAGTTCTTCGGTAAAGGCGGTGTTGGCGATCTTGGTCAGCAGCGAGGTGTCGGCCAGTAATTCATCGGTGACGAACATGGCCGATCCCAGCTTTTTCAAATCCAGTTCGATCTGGCGGAACTTGGGCTTGGAGCCGGTAATGGGATCGCCTTCCGCCATCCAGAACGATTGCACCCCACCATAGCGGCTGCCGGTGGCCCGGCTGGTTTCGTCCACACCGGGAATCTTGATGCTGTTGGCCGCCGTGGAAATAGGCAGTTTTTCCACCCGCGACAAAACCTTGCCGGTGTCATAGGCGCGGGTCCACACATAGCTGGCAAAATCCGACTGCACCAAGAACCCACCGCCGGTCGGGTCCACTTCGCCCATGCCGGACGGGGCGCGGGTCATCAGATCGTCCATGTCGCGGCTGGCCCGCAGAGCCTTCAAACGGGGATCTGTATTGCTGGGGTCGCGGTCCATATAATGACGGGCCACCGATTGCAGTAATTCGCCAAACGACCCAAAGTTCTGGGCCGGGTTGTAATCGAACCCCATATCCGAGCGAACCTTGGCCAGATAAGGATCAACCGGCCCCACCGCCCGGACCTGCGGCACCTGCGGACTGGAATGGTGCGGCTGGGCCTGAGCCGCATTCAAGGCTTCGGCATCCTCGAATGCCCGGATCTGGGCGTCCAGCTTGGTGGCCTGCGCCTTCAGTTCGGCATGTTTGGCGGGATCGAAGTCGCGGGATTGGGCCTGCGCCAGCATGGCTTGGCTGACCGCCCCCAGTTCCGTCTTCAATTCCTTAATGTTCAACCCGGTCATTGCGGTCTCCATAGAAAAAGCCGCCCGGTTGGGGGCGGCTGGGTGTGGGATTAATAAACATGCCTCCGGCGGCCAAGCCCTGGGGGCCTGGACCCCATTCCTTAATCAAAATGGGTCAAGGGCCGAGGCCCTTTTTATCCTTTTGCTGCCAAAACCAAGGCTTCCGCCTCGGCAATGGCCCGCTGCCGCTCGGCGTCTTGGCTGACATCGTTATCGCTGCCTTCGCCGTCATCCCCATCGGGCACCACTTGGTCCATCACGCTTTTGACGTGATCGGCGGCGCGGGTCAGACATTCATGGGCATTGCGCAGATGGTCTTCATTGGCGGCGGACAGCACCCGGCCAGCCCGGTCTTGGGCGGCAAACATCCGTCCCAAGGCCCGCACCAGCCGTTGGCCATTGCTCGAATTGGCCCGGTCTTCGCCGATGGCATCGCCCATCAATTCCGCCACTTCTTCGGCGGTCATGCTGATCAAGATCGACCCCAAGGTCTGAATGGCCTCGGTCAGCAATTGCGGAATGGGGCTGCCATCCTCTTCGATCTCGGCTTCCCATTCGACCGTGCTTTGCAGACAGGCCAGCGATTGCAGCAATTGTGCCAGCCAGCCCACATCGCCAAGATCGCGCTTGAAGGTTTGTTTGGGCGGCGGGGATTGGGTCACGGTATTGGCCTCCATAATCTGTCTTGCCCAATCTACCATCGGGGCAAGGTCGAACTCTGCCGACCGTCCGGCCACCAAGGCGCTGGCCAAGGCCGGAACCGGCACCACCGAAACCTCCAGCAATTCCTGCTGTGAATAATCAAAGCAGCCGGGGGCGCGGTTTTTGGCCGGTTGACCCGCCTTGGGCAGAAAACCCACGCTGACCGCATTCAGGAACCCGGCCACCACCATGCGGAAGACGGTTTCGGCCATGGGGTTGATCTCGCCCAGCATGAACTCCACATCGCCCATCAGCCGGTCGCCCTGCACAAAGATATTGACCATGCGGCCAATGACAGAGGCCACATGGCTTTTATCGTGGGCAAACAGCACCACCGGGTTTTTCATATAAGAAGCAGTGTCCCAGCCGCCGGTGGCCAAGGTATGGCCGTCACGGGCCACGCTGGAATCCGACAGCACAAACCGCACAATGCGAGTCTCGGCATCAATCTCCGGCTGGCCGATGGCGGCAAGCCGGATGATCTGCTGATAAGGCATGTCGTGTCTTTCGTGAAGGATGTGGACTGCCGTCCACGCCTGCTTGGGGACTCGTCCCCAAACCCTATTTATTAAAACTGGAGGTTCGGAGGCCGAGGCCTCCGATTGGGTTTGGGCAAAAGCCCAATTGCTTTGTACCCGCGCCAACCTTGCGCAAGGACTAAATACGGTTCATATTTGGTCCACACCATATCAAGGCGGGAATCATGCGCTATTCATCTCAAGTCAAGCCGATCAGCTACCTCAAGGCCAACGCCGCCGAAATTCTGACGAATCTGACCGAGCAGCGGGAGCCGTTGGTCATTACCCAGAACGGCGAAGCCAAGGCGGTCTTGCAGGATGTGGCTTCGTTTGAAGAAACCCAGGAAACCCTCGCACTGCTGAAAATCTTGGCGTTGGGCAATCAGGAAATTGCGGCGGGCAAAGTTAAACCGGCATCAGAGGTGGTTGCCCGTTTGCGGGCTAAACGAGTAGCGTCCTGATGACCAAGAACACGGCCCATTACGAGGTCTTGCTCACCGAAGGGGCCGAGCAAGATTTGGAAGCCTTGCACGATCACATCGCCGAAACCGACTGTGTCGCCAACGCCGATCATGTGTTGGACCAGTTGATGGAAGTGGTCGAGAGTCTATCGCAGTTCCCGGAACGCGGCAGCTACCCCAAAGAACTGATCAGCCTCGGCATTCGGGATTATCGGCAAGCGGCCTTCAAGCCCTACCGGGTGATCTATCGGGTTATCGGCGAAAACGTCGTCATTTACCTGATCGCCGATGGTCGGCGGGATATGCAATCGCTGCTGGCCCGGCGGTTGTTAGGGGCGTGAAACCGCTTCAATGCGGGCTTTGATCCGGGTTCTTGATGGACGCATCGCCAGCCCCCGCCGGAGCGGACCCGGATGCTTCGCTGCCCAAATCGTTGGCTTCAAATATTTCACTATCCAAGGGGGCCATGTTGACCGGGCGGAACACCTTGTCGCCTTCCGGCACCGGGTCCAAACCTTCGGCATCGCGGATTTCGTTGGTGGTCAGCCATCCTTGGATGCCCAAGCGGTAATTGGCATAGCGGGCGCTGATGTCGCCCCGCAGCAGGGTGGACATATCGAACAGCAACTCAATATCATCCGGCAGATCAAAGGTCATCGCCACCCGTTGCGACCAAATCTCGGTATAGGTGGACAGGGTGAAGTTCACATATTCCTGCGACAACTGGGTCAGGCTGTTGTTGGTGGCCTTGGTCAGTTCGCCGATCATATGGGGCGGCACCCGCCACAGCCGGGCCACCGCATTCAACTGGAAGGTGCGGCTGGCGATAAATTCGATGTCCTGACTGGTCATGGACAGGGGCTGCCATTTAAGCCCCATTTCCAGCACCGCTGTCTTGCCGCTGTTGTTCAGACCGCTTTGCGCCTGCTGCCATGCCAGCTTGGACCGCTCGAACGAATCCGGCGACATCTTCTGATCGGTGGTCAGGATGCCGGACGGCTTGGCGGCATTGGCCATCCACCGCGCCGCTTGTTGTTCTTGGGCAATGGACAGGCCGATGGTTTCCCGGTTGAGGGCAATCTTCGATAATCCGGTCAGGCCGTTGGAGGACAGCCCCTTCAGATGGAACACATCCCGCGCCGGGATCATCAGCGGCACATTGGCCAGCTTGGCATTCTCATGCAGCCCGACCCGGTTGACCCGCCAGAACAGATCGCCGTTCGGTGCCTCCCACAACGACACCCGATCCGGGTTGATCGGCACCAAGAACAGCGGCTTGGCAAAGGCATTGCGCACGATCACCGCATAGGCATTGCCGCGCAACAGCAGCCCTATCATCATTTGCGAGGCAAATTCCTGCCATGTCTGCCAATCGTTCGGTGTTTTCAGCAACGGATAAAGCGGATGAAGTTGCGCCAGCTTGCGCCGTCCATCGGCCAAACGCTGCACCAACCGGGGCCGCAACTTGGACACATCTTCGGCTAGCAAGGACACGCAGGCCATGACGGCATCGCACGACATGGCGGTTTGCTGGTCGATATGAATGCCGGTGGCCGATTTGACCGAATAGCCAGACCCCAAAAACCCGCTGTCATCGCTCATGTCCCGGTGCAATGCCGCCTCGCGCCCCACCATCCAGCCATAGGCGGCACGCAATAGGGACGGAAGCGACATGGATAAACACCTACCAGATATGAATTTCAGGCAATTCCGACATTTCGTCGGGGGACGAGGCCGCGCCCACCGCCATGGCCAAAGCGATCAGGGCATCAATACGGTTGACCGCCTTGCGTTTGGAGAACCAGAAGTTCCCGAACGGATCGTTCTCGGTGGCCGCCGACATAATGGCTGAGATCAGCACCGGATTGCGCAGAAGCCGAATGCGCTTTTCCAAGATCAGGGTTTCCAGTTCCAGCTTGGACCCCGGCATCCAAAGGCCGGTCGCACCCTTTTTCTTGCCACCTTGCGGATGCTCGACGGTTTCCAAGGTCAGGCCAAGGGCATCCAGTTCCGGCTCGAAATGCCGTTTGAAGCCATAGGAATCATAGGCCAGACATTTAACCTCGAACAGGCCGACCATCTCGGCGATCCGTGCCGCGACAAAATCGAAGCCGATCACCTTGCGGCCTTCCGCCAAGTTCAAATGGCCTTCCCGCGCCCAGATGTCATAGGGCACCTTGTCGCGCAAGGCCCGCTGGCTCAAGGTCTCGCCCGGCGTCCATGCCTCGATCCAGGCATCATAGGTTGGCTGGCCGTCCTGATTGCGTCCGGTTGGAACGCAATAGCTCACCGCCGTTAAATCCTGTGTGGCCGATAGATCCAGCCCCAGATAAACCGCTTCGCCGGAATGTTCGTACACATCAAAATCGGCCAGCACCGCTTCCAAGGTCGGGCGCGACATCCAAGCGGTTTCCGCCTCGGTCCAAACGCAAAAATGCAGGCGCAGGATGTTGTTCAGCTTGCCCGGAATGGCCTTGGCTTGCGCCACCACCCCGGCCAAATAACTGGGCTGAACCGTCACCCCCAGCAGCGGATTGGCCTTGACCCAGCATTCGGGATTGTCCAGCGGCTGGTCGTCATGGTCCAGCGAACAGACAAAGGCAAAAGTCTCGTCGTCAATCACCTCACCCACGAAGGTGAACTGCTCGTCCGGTTCCCGCGTTCCCGCCGCCACCCGCACCGCATGTTGATGTTCCTGCCAGCACACCGATTGCCGGTCTGATCCGCTGTTGGTGGCCATGCACAACAAGGGCTGCCTGCGCCATTTAAACCCGCGCTCCAGCAACTCGACCGTTCTGGCGTCCCGATGCTCATGCACCTCGTCGCACAAGGCGCAATGGGGACGTGGCCCGCTTTGGCCTTCGTCGCTGGAAATGGGCCGGAAGAACGAACCTTTCTTCAGATCGGCCAAATTCCACACCGGATTACCACCGGATTTGGTCAAACGCGATGACAAGGCCGGGCTTTGGTCCACCATGGCCACCGCATCCCGGAACAGGACCATGGCTTGGTCTTTCTTGGACGCCGCAGCATAGACCTCGGCGCGGGGTTCGTCATCGGCCACCAAGCAATACAGGCCAATCCCGGCCAGCAAGGGCGACTTGCCGTTGCCTTTGCCTTCCTCGTCATAAAACCGCCGGAACCGTCTTGTGCCGTCCGACTTCTTCCAGCCGAACAACGATCCCACCCGAAACGCCTGCGATGGATGCAGCACATAGGGTTTGCCCTCGAACTGCCCACCATTCAGCCGCAACACATCGGGAAAGAAGTTGATCGCCCGGCTGGCTGCCGCCTTGTCCCACACCAGCCCGCGTGTCTTGCCGTCCTTCAGATCCTGCAAATGGCGGCGGCAGGCATTGCGGACATGCGGACCCGCCACCACTTTCCCGGCCACCACCTCTTTGGCCCAAGCCGTCGTCGGATCAGAAATACTTGTCTGCCGGGTCTTCGTCGTCCTGCGCCCGTTCGCTCCGGGTTCGGGTTCGCGCACTCGGTGTCATCCCAAATTCAGCAGCAAAGCGAACCATGTCCGCCATTGCCTTGTTGGCGATCCCCACCAGCGGGTTCTGGTAAATGTTCCCATTGGCGGATTTGGTAATCAGCGATTTCATGATCGGATCGCGCTCGGCCATGCGGGCCAAGGCTTCTTCCGCCTGCACCCACCGCCCATAGGCTTGGCAATAGGCGGCCAAGGCCCCGCGATCAATGGAGGTCAGCAAACCGCATTCGTACAGCTCGGTGGCCATGTCATCCCATTCCTCACGGGCCGGGCCGCTCAGATGGGGCGGGGCCTTGGGCATCGCCTTGCGTGGTTTAGGCTCGTTCTCCGGCAATGGTCGGCGACCGGGATTGCCGGTCACCACCTTCAAATGGGTGGGCTTGGGCTTACCGCCGCGACTTGCCATTACGTTTTTCAACCTTCTGCTCGGGAACAGCCCCACCGCGCTGGTCGGCCAGTTCGGCAAAGGTTCGTCTGTCGCCCTCAAGAATGGCCTGCTGGCCGGTGAACTCCTGCCACCGGGTCACGGCCACATCCACATAGGCCGGGTTCAGTTCCACCGCATAAATGTGCCGCCCGGTCATTTCTCCGGCGATGATGGTGGTGCCGCTGCCGCTGAACGGCTCATAAATTGCCTGACCGGGGCTGCTGTTGTTCTCGATGGGCCGCTTCATACATTCCACCGGTTTTTGCGTGCTGTGGCCGGTTTCCGACTTTTGCGGTTTTGGAATCTGCCACAAGGTGGTCTGTTTGCGATCCCCACCGTAATGGCCGTTCTTGCCCTTGCGCACCGCATACCAGCAGGGTTCGTGCTGCCAATGATAATCGCCCCGGCTGATGGCAAAGTTGCTTTTGGCCCAGATGATCTGCGACCGGATCACAAAATTGCAGGCGACCAAGCTATCGACCACCGTTCCGGCATGAACCCCAGCATGCCAGACATAGGCCACATCGCCGGGGAACAATGCCCAAGCCTCGCGCCAATCCGCCTTGTCGTCATTCTCCACCCGGCCAACGGCACCGGCACCGATGGCCCGGTTGCCCATGCCCTCGCTATGGCGGGCCGCTTCGTTGCGCCAGTTGGCATCGTATTCCACCCCGTAAGGCGGATCGGTGACCATCAGATGCGGTTTAACCGGACCCAACAGCGTTTCCACCGTATGGGCATCGGTCGATGAGCCGCAGATGATTCGGTGGTTGCCCAGCACCCAGACATCGCCCGGCACGCTGACCGGGCTGGCGGGTGGTTCCGGGGTTTCGTCCGGGTCGGTCAGACCTTCGGTTGCCTCCGCCAGCAATGCCGACAGTTCCGTGTCGCTGAAGCCGATCAGATCCAGATCGAAGCCGATGGCCTGAATGTCGGACAGCTCCACCTTCAGCAAATCCGTGTCCCATCCGCCATTCAAGGTGAGCTTGTTGTCGGCCAGGACATAGGCTTTCTTCTGGGCCTCGGTCCAGCCGATGGCCACCATGACCGGGATTTCAGCAAGCCCAAGTTTACGCGCTGCCAGTACCCGGCCATGCCCGGCAATCAGCATGCCGGTTTCATCCACCAGCACCGGTGTGGTCCATCCCCATTCTTTGATCGAAGCGGCGATCTGGGCCACTTGTTCATCGCTGTGTGTCCGGGCATTGCGGGCATAGGGCACCAGCGCCTCAACGGCCCGGCGTTGCACATTGTCGGCAGGCCAAGCGCCTGTGTCTGGCTTGCTATCCATTGTCTAAGTCACTGTTTTTGATGTTGAAAGAGGGAGGTGAGGTCGTGTTCTGACCCCCTGTTTGAAAAGTGCGACTCTGCACACGGAGGCCCAGGCCGGTAACAGGGGGTAATTGCGCGAAAGATTACGACCCCCATCCCCCCAGTTGAGGCTCTGTGTGTGTCCCTGCGGCCCTTTGCGCAGTACACGAGGCTCCCACTCTTCTGGGAGAATTCCAAGGCTTTACTGTCCGAGCCAAAGCAATTGGATTGATTGCGAGTAATATACAAGTCGCAGCTTGGGTTGTTGTAGGATTTACATGTCGCATATAATTATGTGACAATACTGTTAGAATAAACATTCGGGAAGGGGGCCTAACGATGATGCCGCAGCAGCCTAGATTGACGGTTGAACAGGCTGAAAGAGCATTGGACCAATATCACATGCGGGAAGTGGTTGGGCATTCACGCTCGTTCTTTTGGGGCTTCGATCCAATTCCAGAAATGAGTTTGCCCTTCTGTTACAGGGTGGAAATTGATGGC